AAATCCATTCTCAACTTTTGAAATTACAGGTACAACAATTGAAGGTGAAAATTTTTCATTTGAAACTTCATTCCAAAATTCAGATTCTGAGTACATTACAAAAGTATTCAGTGTTAGTAACTTTGCAAAATTAAGATACGAGGTTCCTTTATTTGTTGAGGAAGTTTATCAAACAATGTTAAACTGGTCTTACAACAAAGGATATATTCGTGGTTTAAATGTTGAGTTAACCGCATTACCTGAAGCAAGAGGTGGAGATACGTCTTCAATTGCTAATAACTTATTCCAATATCAAAGTCCTGAAACTCCATGGGTTGTTTCTGAACTTAGAGGTAATAAAGTTTATAATTTATTTAAATTTATTTCAATATCTGACGGAGATTCAGCAAACGTTGAGGTTAAAATCTCAATCATGAATATGTCATTCAACAATAGTACGTTTGACATTATGGTTAGAGATTTCTTTGACACAGACGCAAATCCTGTTGTACTTGAAAAATTCACAAACTGTACAATGGATCCTGATAGTAACTCATTTGTTGCTAAAAAGATTGGTTCTTCAAACGGTGAATATCCTTTGAATTCAGCATTTATTATGATTGAATTATCAGAAGAGTTCCCTGTTGATGCATTACCTTGTGGTTTTGAGGGTTATATTATGAGAGATTATTCTGGAGATATTTTATCACCAGTTCCTGTTTATAAAACAGAATATTATTATCCAGGTCAAGTTATCTACAATCCTCCATTTGGTACAACAAACGGTGGATCAAATGTGGTGACAAGTGCGGGGGATAACGTTAGAAGAACATTCTTAGGATTCTCAAGTTCTATCGGTGTCGATGAGTCATTCTTAATGTTTAAAGGTTTCCAAAATAACTTAAACCATTGTAATGTTATTGATGGTTCACCTTGGAATACTAAAACTAAAGGATTCCACATGGATTCAGGAGCAACGGTTGTAACTATCGGAAACGCATTTACAACTAGTGGTGAATCTGCTTTCTATGTTGGAGACGCAAGTTTCAATTCAGAACCAACAAGTCCTGAAAATCCATATTATAGATTATATGCTAGAAAATTCACTTTGTGTTTTGCAAAAGGATTTGACGGATGGGACATCTATAGAGAGTCAAGAACAAATACTGACGATTTTATCTTAGGAACTACAGGATATTTGAAAGGGGCTTGTCCTACTTCAAGATATCCAACAGCAACAGGATGGGGAGCGTTTAAAAATATATCAATTAATGGAGATGATTCAGATTGGGCAAATACTGACTATTACGCTTATCAATTAGGTATTGCAACATTTGCAAATCCTGAAGCAACAAATATTAACGTATTTGCAACTTCATCAATTGATTATGTTAATAACTCTAACTTAGTTGAAGGAGCAATCAATATGATTCAAGATGACAGAGCTGACTCGGTTTATATCTGTACAACACCTGACTATGATATGTTCTTACCTACAACAACTGACAACATAGGAATAATTTTCCCAACTGAAGCGGTTGATAATTTAGAACAAACAGGTATCGATTCAAACTACACAGCGACTTACTATCCTTGGATTCTTGTAAGAGATACTGTTAATAATACACAACTTTACTTACCACCAACAGGTGAGGTTTGTAGAAACTTAGCATTGACTGATAACATTGCATTCCCTTGGTTCGCATCAGCGGGTTACACAAGAGGTCTTGTAAATTCAATCAAAGCGAGAATTAAATTAACTCAAGAAAACAGAGATACTTTATACAAAGGTAGAATTAATCCTATCGCAACTTTCTCTGATGTCGGAACAGTAATTTGGGGTAACAAAACGTTACAACAAGCTGATTCAGCATTAGACAGATTGAATGTAAGAAGACTTTTACTTCAAGCTCGTAAATTGATTTCAGCAGTAGCTGTAAGATTATTGTTCGAACAAAACGACGAGATTGTAAGACAACAATTCTTAGATAGTGTTAATCCAATCCTTGACTCTATTAGAAGAGACAGAGGTATCTACGACTTCCGTGTGACAGTTTCATCTTCACCTGAAGATCTTGATAGAAACACACTAACAGGAAAGATTTATCTTAAACCAACGAAAGCTCTTGAATTCATAGATATTGAATTCTTAATCACACCAGCGGGGGCAACGTTTGAAAATATCTAAAAAATAATCGGGGGGACTTGTTCCCCCCTTTAGCCAATTATGAAGAAAGAATTTAAAGAGGGGTTTGACTCTGAGGGATCTCCAGATATGAAATATTACGCATTCGATTGGGATGATAATATTGTTCATATGCCGACTGAAATTGTTTTAAAAGACGATCAGGGCGAAGAGGTTGGTATGTCAACAGCAGATTTTGCGGAATACAGAACAAAAGTTGGTAAAGGTGACTTTAATTATAATGGACACACTATTGTGGGATTTGCTGAAAATCCGTTTAGAAACTTCAGAACTGAAGGTGACAAACAATTTATAATTGATGCAATGAAGGCTAAAGTTGGACCAGCTTTTAACGATTTTAAAGAAGCGATTAATAACGGATCGATTTTTTCTATTATCACTGCGAGAGGACACAATCCTAACACATTAAAACAAGCCGTTTACAACTACATAATTAATGACTTTAATGGTATTAGTAAAGAACAATTACTTAAGAACCTTAGAAAGTATCGTTCATTTGTGGGTGAAGAAGAAATGACGGACACCGAATTAATAAAATCTTACTTAGAACTCAACAAGTATCATCCAGTTTCTTTTGGAGACGAGGGGGGTGCGACCAATCCTGAAGAGGCTAAAGTTACTGCGATGGAAGGGTTTGTTGACTACATAAAAGGACTAGCAGCATTATTTAATAAAAGAGCATTCTTAAAAAAGGATATTGCTAATAAATTTACTCCTACTATTGGATTTTCAGATGATGATATAAGAAATGTAGAAGTAATGAAGAAAAGATTTGATAAAGAACCAGATAATATAGTTAAAACTTATTATACTGGTACTGGTAAAAAATCTAAAATGTAATAATGAATAATTTTTTTTCATGATAAAGTAAAGAGAAAAAAATTATTCGAGATATATTTATACTTATAAACACAAAAAGAAAAAACTAATATACTATGGCTGACTTACTGATGAAAATGCCTATACCCTACGAACCGAAACGTCAGAATCGATTCATTTTGAGATTTCCTTCGACATTGGGTATTAATGAGTGGTTTGTGGAGTCTGCAGCAAGACCTCACATAACAATCGGAGCTACAGAGATTCAATTTTTGAATACCTCTACTTACGTTGCTGGTAGATTTAACTGGCAACCAATAAATGTTACATTCCGTGATCCAATCGGACCGTCAGCAGCACAAGCTCTTATGGAGTGGGTACGTCTACATGCAGAATCTGTTACAGGTCGTATGGGATACGCAGCGGGTTACAAAAAGGATATCGACCTTGAAATGTTGGATCCAACAGGAGTGGTTGTTGAGAAATGGATTCTTTACGGAACTTTCTTAACAGACGTTAACTTCAACGCTTTATCGTATTCACAAGATGCTTTAGCGAATATCACAACTACTTTGAGAATGGACAGATGTGTTCTTATTTATTAATTCTTTATAAAAAGTAAAGTCAGTTTATATTTAACCGTGAGGACAAAACCTCACGGTTTTTTTTATGGATAATCAAACAGCGCAATACGCACAACAAAACATATCACTACCTCATGACGTGGTACCTTTACCGTCAGGTGGTGTATTTTACAAACATAAAAAATCTTCAGTAAAGGTGGGGTATCTTACCGCTAATGATGAGAACATTATCATGGGTGGGTCTGAGGATTTGACAACTTCTTTAATTAGGGCTAAGTTATTTGAACCCGATGTTAAACCTGAAGAACTTTTGGAAGGAGATATCGAGGCAATACTTGTCTTTTTAAGAAACACGGCATTTGGTCCTGAAATGATAGTTAACGCTACGGACCCAGCAACAAATCAAAAGTTTCAGTCAACAGTTTTATTGGATGAGTTAAATATTAAAAAAGGTATTTTACCCAACGATGAAGGATTATATGAAACAATATTACCTGTATCATCTGCTTCAGTTAAATTGAGACCATTAACGTTTGGAGATTTAAATGAACTAAGGGTTATGGCTTCTAAGTATCCAGTTGGAAGACCGGCTCCAAGAGTTACGTGGAGATTAGAAAAACAAATTGTTGAGTACAATGGATCAAGAGATAAAGGTCAGATATCACAAATCATTAATACAATGATGATTGCTGACTCTAAACACATTAGAAAATTCTTGGATGACAACGAGCCAAGACTTGACATGGAAAGAGTTGTAAACACCCCATCAGGAGATAGACTAACGGTTAATGTTGGTTTTGGGGTGGACTTTTTTCGTCCTTTCTTCTGATTATAGAAAAACACAAACTGAAGAATTTTATTATTTAAGTTCTTTACTAAACATATCCTACCAAGACTTTTTGATAATGCCAGTTTTTATTAGAAAGTTTTTACTTGAAAAGTGGATTGAAGAAAATAATACAGGGACCTAAAATGGGTCCCTTATCTATTTATACTAAAACCTATTGATGCAATCGACGCAAGATTTTAATGACAGACCCGATTTAAGTAATTTAGAGGCGGAAAGTAAGAGAATTTTACAGCTCGGTACCGAAATACGAATGGACCTTGAGCAGATTAATAGTTTGGCGGGTAAATTAAATACACAATTTGGGCAGACTAGAGAAAGAATTGGTGAAATTGAAACCTCTCTTAGAGACGTTGAACCATACTTTAATAGTTTGGGGGCGACCGCAAATGATGCCGCAAAAATCATTAGTCAAGTTTCGGAAAATTCAAAGAAAAACGTAATTGCAACAGCCGATTCATTAAAAGAATTATTAGAGACATCTAAAGTTTTAGGACAATCACCTTCCGAGTTTGTAGGTCCATTAACTGATGTTGGAATACAATTTGGTCAAATACAAGAAAATTTAGAAGGATCGGTAAATTATGTTAGAAGTATTGGTATGAATACCCAACAAATCATGGCGGACGTTGTTAACAACGCTGAAATGATGAGCCGATACAATTTTGAGGGGGGTGTTATGGGTCTTACAAAGATGGCGGCACAATCTGCGATGTTGAGAGTTAATATGAACGCGACATCGGCGTTGGCGGAAAAAGTGTTTGATCCTGAAGGTGCTATTGAGGTGGCGTCGGCAATGCAGAGATTGGGTGTTACCATGGGTACACTATCTGATCCATTTGCGTTATTGGATGCGTCGATTAATGATCCGGCGGGTTTACAAAAATCAATTGCGGATGTCGCGTCTAGATTTACTATTTTTGATGAAAAATCTAAATCTTTCAAAATTGATCCAGGTGGTATTAGACAATTAAGAGAAATTGCCAAAGAAACGGGTGTGTCTTATGAAAATCTAACCAAAATGGGATTAGCAGCGGCTAACTCGGGTGAGATTATGAAACAAATTTCTTTCGCAGGTAGTTTAAGTGAAGAGGATAAAATGTATGTTGC